AAGTGTCCAAACTTCGTGTTTACTTATGTTAGGTATTTGTAAAGTTATATTACCGCCGCTTTGTTGTTTGGTTATTGTTTTGAACCAATTATACGAAAAACTACTTTTTTGCTCTACTATGTTTTCTTCGATAACGCCCGTAGCATATTCGCCCCCGCCGTCGTCGCCCGTTTCGTAATAACCTTCTTCGTCGGTGTTAATCGTAAAACCTAACTTATAAAGTGAAGGTAGCCCCAAAGGGGTATTTACCCGATTGCGTACCGACGCTATGCCGTCTAAATCTACATATCTGTTAGTTACCGCCGCTTTACTTTGTTTAACGTCCAGGGCGAAAATATTAGTATCTATTTGCGATAATCTAAGATTGAAAGCCTTAACAAAATTATCTATAAAATCGTTAGCCTTCATATCCGAAGGAAGGAAGCCCGCAAGGTTAATACTGTCGGTGTCAAAATTGGGCGTATCGTTCCAATTCATAACCGCCGTACCGTTTCCATTAAAATTAACTTTTAGCCAATCGGGGTCTACTCTAAAGGGTTCTATCTCTAAATTAAATAATACTTCGTGATTAACCCAGCCGTAAGTACTGTGCATACCGCTACGACGGTAACGCCCTTCGCTACCTACACTTGCGACGGTTAAGAGTTCGCCAGCTTCTAACCAAACGACCGCGTTTACTTCGCCTTGACCGCCCCAATTACCGTTAATAGGTGCGTTATTGAATTGCCCGCGTTTAGCGTAATTAGTAGGTGCGTTGTTGAGGTCTATTTTATATTTATCGGTTAACTCCCAGTCTACTACGTCTTCGCTATCCGTTTCTATTCGGCGGTTAATAGTTAACACGCCGTCCACGTCGAAATTATGCGTTTTTAAATAAAGCGTAATATTTGGCGTACTTCCGAAAATTGAAAAGTCGGCGGTATTAAATTCGGCTATACCCCCAACAAAAGGAATTATACGGCGCGGGCCTTCATTACTGCCAGCGTGTAAGTAAACGAAGCCCGAATAAGTAGGGCCGCCGTCTATTACGTAAGTGTAATACCTTTGCAAAGGAAAACGCGACAATATTATATTATCGGCCGTAACGTCTGTACCCGATATAGTCATAGGGTTAGAAGTTTCGCCCGTTAATCTAACGTATACCGCTTCGGCTGGTGGTGCTATCGGTTCTTCTATGTAAGTAGCCGTATCGCCTATCGCTGGGCCAACTATGCCCGCACCTATAAATAAACGGTTTACGTCGTAATACGCTAATATAGCGGCGTCGGGCGCTTCGCTAACCGTTGCGGTAAATCTTAGATTTTCATAATTACGAACGTCGATAAAATCCGAAGTTTGCCAACCACTTACGGGCGTTTGAAAGCCAGTAAGCGCGCTTATCTGATAATCGTTAAAGCGTACGGTTAAATTTCCGGGGTCGGGGTCTACGGCGTTACCTAACGCGTTTAAAACCTTGCCCGTAATTTTAGTACCCCCGCTATAATCTATATTTAAGTTAGGGTTATCGTCTTCACTATCATAAGACCCCAAACGCCCGTACTTCCACCAACCCGAAGACTTAACGGCTAATCGGGTCGGGGTTGTGTCGGCTTCGGAAGTGTCCCAGCTTAAAGCGGGCTTTGCGGCTTGCATTTGCGCACCGCTGTACGCTTCGTCGCGGGGGTTAATGAAAGACCTATCGCCGCTTCTATTACCTGGTCTTAATCCAAAACTAAAACCTAAAAGGTGGTTACGGTCTTGCACCAAGTCGATAAAATTTAATTGCCCGTTTTCCGTTACTTGTGGGAAATATTTAGGTATACTAACTTCGTCAAAAGTTTGGTTTTGCGGCTGGTTATTATAATAAAATTTACCGTCCAACTTAGCCGACTGTAAACCAAAATCGGCGTTACGTCGGTCGCGTACTAATCGTACTTCCTGGATATGCCCGCCTATCATTCCAAACTGGGGCGTATTTATGCCGAAGCCATTACTGCCGCCGTGCGAACTTTGCCCGCCTACGTGTTGCACCCCGGTAGCCCCGTCGGTACTTCGCCAATTTTCGTTATCGAAAATACGTACCGACGAATTAAAACGAACTTTGTAAAACCCCGAAGACGGTATACGTACCTGGGTTTGCGCCCAAGTTACGTTATCGGCGTCGTTTACTTCTTTATAAATTACGTTACCGCCTGGGTCTTCAATAATATATATTTGACTATTTACGGCGTCGAAAAGGTCGGCGGTGTATATGTTATACCCGTCGTCGCTACTTTGGTTTACCCCCCTTTCAAATTGGAAGGCGTCGCCCGCCCTTTTGTTACGTGTAGAAGCCCAAGACCCCGATAATTTTATTTTGGCGTGGTAACCGTAGTTCCAAGGCTGTACGTAGTCCGTAGGGTTTTTATAACTCATATACAAGCGAGTTAAACGGTCGTCGTTAAACGCCGTACCTTGCAACTCAAAGCCTTGCGAATTAAATAAGTGCCTTAACATCATAAGCACGTTAATAGACGGGGGCAAGTCTTGCATACCTATACGTACGCTATCGTCCCATATATTACGCGCCGAATAGTTGTTAGCGTTTTTATCTAACGGTACTTTGGGTAAAAGCCCGTAAAGTACATACGGAAAAATAGCCATTTGTAACGACGTTTTAGCCGCCGTATTAATCGAACTAACCGACGCCGCAAAATCTGTAAAAGGTATTCTAACTTCGGGAATTTGGTTTAAATTAAAATCGCCAAAAATATCTTTAATAGTACGAACCGCTGGCACGTATAAATTACCTTTATAGCTTGCGCCCGTAACTTCGGATAGTCTAAAATTACCGACAAAAATACGAACGCTATTTATAACCAATTCGGCGGTATAGTTTCGGTTAAATTTGCCCGCTACTTCTTCTACGTTAGCGTATTTAAAAATAGCGTGGTTATTTTTCGTCGGCGGCAAAGTAACACTAAAAGAGTATTGCGCGTCTTTCGTGTTCAGTTCGCCGGGGTTAATAAGCTGTCTATTAAGCCTTACGCTAAAGTTATCGCCTACGTCGGCTAAAAGGTTGTTTATATAAAATTCAATATTAACCATTTGTATAATTTTCGCTTAATCTGTATTTAATCGTCGGTACGTGCTGGTTAGAAGTCGCCCCCGTTTGCTTTAACGTGAAGTCTTCAATAATTAAGTAATTACCGTCTTTGTCTAAAATAGTACGGGCGGCCGCTAATTCTTTTAACCACTCGGCCACCTCGTTAGAAACGGGCGCGCCTTCTATCGTAAGGGTATTATTTAAAGTAGTCGCGTAGACTGTTTCTAAGCTATCGCCTTTTGTGAAGGCTGGCGTAAGCGTCTTATTATATGTTTCGTTTTCGGGCTTTATTTCGTCTTGCGTTTCAGCGTCGAAATTAAAGGCGTCCCAACCGCCCAACCTATTAAGGAAGGTAAAAGCGTTCAATTCGTGCAAACAATCGGGGCGTATCTCGTATTCTAAATCGTTAGATACGATAGCCGTACCCCTCGCTAAAGCTACTTTAACAAGCCCCGCCGTCGGGTAATCATTTAAAACCTGGTCTATGTTTAAAACGCAAGTATTTACAATGTTAAACGTCGCCCGCGCTTTTTGGTGGTCGTAAATAGTTCCTAAATAATCGCCCGCCGTAGAATAAGCACGGTAAACAATTTGTAACGAAAAGTCGATAGGCTCGCTAACGTCGCGTTGTGTGTCTTTAAATATAAAATTCAAGTACTCGCGTTGCCCTATAACGTACGGCGTTTTAGGTTTGTTAGTAAGAAGTTTAACGCTTCCAGCTTCGTATACATAGTCTTGAAGGTCTAAAGTATCGCTAACGCGCCCGTAGCCGTTCACAACGTACAAAGCGTTCGACTGATAAAACGCAAAACTATTAATAGCCTTAACCTTTGCTACAAATCGGTAAATACTAATAGTACCCGTATTAAACCAACCCGATAAACCCGTAGGTAGGTTATACCCTGGGTATTGGTTAAATAGGGCGTTTAACTCGAACCAAACGGGCGTACCCGCGTAAGTCTTGCTAAGGGTGGTTAAGTAAGTACCTATTTTTGCGGCGTTAATAGGTCGGTCGTCTTGCCCTAAAAATACGTCGGGGTCTATATATACGTCTACGTCTATTTCGGCGGTCGACGCTTCGCCGCTTATACTGTCGTTATTAGTTGAGGTCGTACTTACCCAAGTTATAAGATAAGCCGAATTACTCGCGTTATTTGGGGCGGTTAATGTAAATTCGTAATCGTCGCCCGCCCCTTTACTCTTAATATTAATAACGTTACCGTTTGACACGTTACCACCTTGCCAAACGAAAGGTATTATTATTTCAAAATTAGCATTTAACCACGGGTCGGCTAATAACGCTTGTCTTAGATTTTCGGCGGTGTCCGAAGTATCGGTAGATACATAGAATACGTTACCCCCTACGGCTTCGCGGTCGGTAGTTCCGTTAAAATTATGTACCGTGCCGTCAGGTGCGGTTATAACTAATCGAGTTAAGGCGCTTATATTAGAAGGCGTCGAACCCGTCCAAGGTTCAAATATAGGGCTTACGCCTTTAAATACCCCTTGTTGGTTGTAAGGGCGGGGGCTACTTCCGTGAGTAGGGCCGTAAAGGCTTACCCTAACGTACGCCGTAGTCGCCGTAGTTGTAAAGGTGTTAGACGCGTTTTGTTGTTGGCTTATAAAATTTTGGTCGGCGTCGTAAAAAGCATACGTACGAAAAGCGTTTGTATACCCGTTGTAGCCCGTGTATTGGGTATTGGGTTCTACGGGTATATAATCCGATACCCCGTAACCCGCTAAAGCGGTAAGTATCCCCGTAGGGGCTATATAATAACCGTCGGTAATAGTGTTAGGGTTTAAAAGGTTAGTACTCGCCTTTATTCTTATTTCTATGTTCAGTTCTAAATACGTTTTAGTTGCGGGTTTACTTGCGAACTGTACAAAATTCGGCGAAGCCGATAACGTAACTTGTTTTGGCTCGGTAATTACCGCTATATCTTTACTTGTATAACCCATTGTTTAGCTATTAAAAAAATTATCTAATTCGTCTACCAAGGCCGTAAATAGCTTGTCGCTCCAATCGTCGTTAAACAAGCCGTCTAATTCTTTATCCATTGTCGCAAATATCGGGCGGCCCTGGTGTCCGTCGCGCCAAATAGCGTAAGATATTGCGTATAGGGTGTCGGCGTCCGTTGGTATTCCGTTTTTAGCCGCCCAGTCGCGAAGTTCGCCGATAGGGGGGCGCTTACCATACTTCGGGGGTCTATCCCATTCTAAATAAACGACGTAGTTATTAAATAAAGCTTTTATTATAGGGTCTTCGCCGCTGGTGGTGCTTATGGTTGCGAAAAGGTCGCCCCTTAACGCACTATCGCGAAGCGTATTTTTATTTACCTTCGTGTTACTGCTTATCGTGTCGTCTTCTAATATAGCGTGTGCCAACGCTAACAAATCGTCGGCTATTTTATTTATCGCTAATCTTACCCCCTCGGCGCTCATACCTTAAAGTTTGGTAACCCTTTTTTATCTGAAAAGACCGCGCAACCGTCGGGGTTATCCGTTTTAAAGTCGGGTAACGCGTCTATCTTAATAAACTGTTTTTCGGGGTCGAAGTCTTCGGCGCAACGGTCTACGGGGTTGGCCTGGTTAATTGTAAAAGTAAAGCGAAAACCCGCCGCGTTGTCGTCGTAATAATCGCGAAGCGATATAAAATTAAAACGCTCGACACTAAACCCCGTAACGTTGCGAATTAGTTTTATTTTTTCGGCAAAAGATAAACCCACTAAAAACGCTTCGGCTTGTACGGTAGGTACTTCGGCTTCGACCTTTGGCAATCCTAAAAAGTCTACGTTAACCGTATATTGTACGACGTTAGTACCTACGCTTTGCCCGTATATCGGGTCGTCTAACCAAACTAAGGGGTAAGCGTCATTACCCGCCCCTTTGTCGTAAGACTTGTCGTAATTAAAGCCCTTAATACGTTTGTGTTGTCGGGCAAGTTCGTAGAAAAAATTAACTATCTGCATTTTTGTTTAGTTTTGCTAATTTGCGGTCTAACTTCCTTTGTGCCGTTTCGGCGTAATCCTTATCGCGTCTATATTGTAAGAACGTAAGAGCTTCCGTAATCGCCAATTTAGTAATATCATCAAAGCGTAATATTTCATCGCCCGCCAAGTCTGCGATAATCTTATACCAGCCCCAGGCCTTCGCGAACCTCTTATACTCTGGGGCAACGACCCGACCACTTGCGCCAGGTTGGTAAAGGCTTTCGTACGTTCGTCTAACACGTGTTTGCAATGCAAAAAAAAAGCTAATACCCCTTGTACTTTACTTACTGGAAGCGCCGCAAACATAGCGGCCCGTACTTCGTTATTTTCGTAATTATAGTCTTCGCCCGCTGGTCGGCAAACGATAGCAAGTAAATTACTTAATACCGCTTCGTCGCCTTTTTGCACCTCGTCGGCGTCGACGTAAGCCCCTAAACTTAATTTGTCTTCGATAGGCACTACATAAGTAACGCCGTCTACTTCTATCGAAGGGTTAGGCTCGGCGGGGTTATCTTTAAATAAAAACCCTATTTTTTCGACGATTATATTAAACGCGTCGGCCGGCCAACCTAAAAGTATATCTACTTCGGTTTTACATATCTTAGCCACTAACGCCACACGTTCGCGCGCCGTGTCGGGCTTATCTAAATAGAAGGCTTCGTAGTCGCCTACGGTTACATCGTCCCAGCTTGTAGGTACGTTAACCTTGTGTCCGTTGTATTCTATTGTTACCATATTTGAAAGATAAATAACCGCCTTTTTATCTTTCATTAAAGAGGTTTACGACAATGGAAGAAACAAAACAAAATTATAAGGTTATCAATTTAGCGGCCGCCGACGCTTCGCCCGCGTTCCCTAAAATGAAGTTTAACCGTTCGGGGTGGGTAGACTATGGCCCTAAAAATGATTTTCCGCAACAAATCATAAACATAAACAGTAAAAGCCCCGTTAATTCGGCGATTATAGCCAGTACGGTAACTTATATTTGTGGTAAGGGCGTTCGCGATAGCCAAGCTAACGCCGAAAATTTCGTAGGTGTCCCAAACCCCGGCGAAGCCTGGGACGACTTAATAGAAAAGATAGCGACCGATTATAAGACCTTCGGGGGCTTCTATTGGCAAGTAATAGTAAACAAAAATAGTACGACCGTAAGCCTTTACCACCAAGATTTTAGCACGGTTAGAATAGGCGAAATAGATGAAACAGGTAGCCCCGAAACGTTCCGAATTTCTAACGACTGGACTAAAACGGGCGGTAAAAATAAACCTATCGAATTGGAAGTATGGCCAGGTATCGACCAAGCTAAAAAGGGTACGCCTTATATATTTTACTTCTACGACTATACGCCTGGTCTACAAGCCTATTGTATGCCGGGGTACTATTCGGCGTTAGAGTACGCCAAAGCCGACGGTACGTTAGCCCAATTCTACAACAATAGTATAGATAACGGGTTTACCCCTTCGGTTGTTATTAATATGCCTTCCAACCCTTCCGAAGAAAAAAAGGCGGCTTTTCAAAAAGAAATGGAAGGCGCTTTTGCGGGGTCTAAAGGGGCTTCGTCTATCGTTATACTTTGGGGCGAAAGCGACGAGGTTAAGCCAGGTATTACGCCGTTTAACGCCAGCGCAAACGCCGATATATACAACAATATCGAAGGTATTATATTTCAAAAAATGATAAGCGCGCACCGCCTTAGTAGCCCTACGCTTGCGGGTGTTTCCGGGTCGGGCAATCTATCGGGTAACGCGGCCGAAATTATAGACGCGTACGTACTATATAACTATACGGTAATCGAAAAACTAAGACGAAAGATTTTAGATAAACTTAATTTGTTTACCAAAATTAACGGTACGGCGGCCTTAGTTATTGAAGAACTCGACGTACTGCCTAAAATTAGAGAAACGGAAGCGCCGAACGAAGAAGGTACAGAAACGGACGAACCTACCACTTTACAACGCAAGTCTAACCCGTTAGCTAAAGCGCTTAAAAACTTTTTATCAAAATGGAAATAGCTTTAATATCCGAAGCGCTGTTTAAAGAAAATAGCCCTATCAAAGAAGACACTATTATAAGTAAGTTCGTGCCTTATATTAATATCGCGCAACGTATGTACTTAGACAAGGTTTTAGGTAAACCGCTTGTCGAAGAACTGCAAGACCAAATAAAAGCGGCCCAGGATAACCCCGACGCCGACCCTTACCCTATTACGCCCGAAAATCAAGCCTTATTAACGCTTATCGCCCCGCCTTTGGCGTTCTACGCCGTTTACCAAGGTATACCCTTCCATTGGGCGGCGATTATTAATAAAGGTATTACCGTTCGCGAAAGTGAAAACAGTAAGGCGGTAGATATTAAAGATATTGCACAACTTAGACGCTGGTTAAGGGACGACGCCGAAGAACTGTTACGCCAACTTATAGACTACCTTTGCGAGTGTGGCGGGTCTTACCCTCTTTGGAAGCCTGGCAAGTATTGCGGCGGTTGTGGTTGCGACGGCGATAACGGGCTTAACGTAACGTTTGACGCTGGTATATTTATTCCTAAAAGACGTTAATTTATGGACACTTTACACGATATTAAAATACGAATTATAGCAATGCTTTTAAAACTTGAAACGGTCGCAAGTTCTTTTATAGGGTGGCTTATTGCGGTGGCGACGGCCGTTTACACTTTCTTTTTACCCGAAATTTACGCCTTTGGCGTTGTCTTCGTGGCTATTCTTTTAGATGCTTTTTTCGGGCTTACCGTCGCACTGGGCAAGCGCAAAGATTTTGCCTTATCTAAGTTGGGGCGAATTACCTTATTTAAAATTAGTGCCTATATGGCTACTTTAATTTTGGTCTTTATGGTCGAAAAATTGGCACACGACAACGGTTTTATAGGTGTGAAGGTAGCCGCGGGCTGGGCGGCCGCTTGCGAGTTTTGGAGTATGTCGGCTTCTATACTTATACTTTGGCCCGACGCACCGTTTTTTAAATTAATGCGTAAACAACTTAAAGGCGAAATAGCCGCAAAGCTGGGCCAAGACCTTAACGACGTGTTACCCGAAGAAAAAAATTAAAAAAGTTTGTCCGAATGTTTGTTTATTCGGATTTTCTTTTTACTTTTGTGTGGTTCATTCATTCATTTAATATGTACGACGTTTATTTACAAGACCGAAAATTAAATATAAACCCATTGAACAAGCTACAAGCCGAAACAATGGTAAAAATATACGCTTTGAATTATGGAAGTACGCCAAAACTCGCGCCTTATGGAAAAGATAATACAAACGACGGCTGAACTGTTTAAAACGGCGGGGCTTAGATACGAAGCGCTTAAATATAACCAATACCGCAACGCCCAAAGTAAAGGTTATAGCGTTACCGCAAGTCTACCGAAGCCCGAAACATCGGCCGAAGAACTCGCCCGTATGGACGATAACGCCGAATTAGTCAAATTAGAAAAAATTATGTATCATATTGCCGAAATAAAACAGTTATTAAAATGAAAGGTACTTATTTCTACACTCACGCGGCTAAAGTTTACCCGACGGTAGAACTTGCCAGCTATTCGCTTCGTGTTGAGGTTATCGACCAAACGGCGAAAAGCTATAAAATTAAATATTTAGAGTTTCACGCCAACGGCGCGCGTCCTGGTACGACCGCCTGGGTGCAAAAACGCAAAGTTAAGATAGACGGCGAAACGGTTAAGCCCGAACGCCAGTACGACCCCGAATTAATTAGAAAACCATATAAAGATTAAGATATGCAAATAGTAATTAAAGCGCCCCAAGGTGCGGGCAAAACTACAATAGCCCAAAAATTAGTAGATTTTTTACGCGACGGTCAAAAAATTAAAACCCAAACAACTATTACCAATTTGGAAGGCTCTACCGAAGAACACTTAAAAGACTTATCCGAAATTAAACCCGACGTTATTATTTTCGACGAGTGTTTAAACGACCTTTCGGACGTAGGCAAAGCCGAAAGTATAGCAAACGCCTATAAAGAGATTAACCCTAAAGTAATAACCCTTTACTTAGTACAATATTAAAATTATGATAGTAGCAAAATTAAGCGGCACGACAAGCCACGAAGCCGTAAAAGTGGCACAAGTTTTTAACTTTGATAAACTTATGATTTTTATTGAACCTTTGTTAAACGAAGCGCAATTATTCGATATAGCCAACAACTACCGTAAGGGCGGTTACGACGCTATCGTATTCGACGAAGGGGCTTTATTCGACGAAGGGGCTTACCTTATAGCCCGTAAGCTGGTAGAAGAAGTAAAACCGAATTTAGTAGTTTACAAATTTCCTTAAAAAGAAGGCCGCCCGTAAAGGCGGCTTTTTTATTTACTGAATATCACAAACCCGGCGGTAACGCCTAAGTATGGTTTAAAGTTTTTACCGTCGTAGCCTATGCCTGGCCCAACGACTAAACTAAAACGCGGGGTCTTTACTTTTGTTACCGTGTTGGTTATAGTTGTGGTTTTCGGGTAAACTTCCATACTTACCAACGAAGGCCGCCAACCTTCTACTACGGCTTTGTAGTCTTCGGTTACGTATTCTTTACGCTCTATCGGTATTTCTATTTCGCCGTCGTCTGCAATCGTAGGGGCGTCGTTTTGCTCGTTTCTCGGCTCGGTTGGTATGTTTGTACCTTCGTCGCCTTTCGGCTCGTCTACGGGCTTATTTTTAGGTTTTACCTTTTCTACTTTTACTACGCCCTTATCTATTGGCGTCGGTAC